GATAGTGAACTCTGGTTCACCATATAGTTGTGCCAATTCTCTTTGGCTAGTGATTAGCAAAGGTTTTTTGGCATAAGGTGCTGTGGTATAAAGTGCTGTTGAACCGTCGGGTGCTGTTTTGCCTTGTCTAGTTGCTAAAACAATAACAGGAACCGTTCCGTTGCCAGCTGATGCGTATGCGCTTTCATCAATAATGCTAACACTTACGCCTGGGGAAACTAGCTGAGCCATATAAATATCTCCGTATTCATTCTAAGGGATTTTCGTACCCTTCTTGAAGATATTTAGCAGATTACGGTAAAAGAGGACCTATTTATTGAAATATGCCAAATCTGCTTTTTACTGGACAACCGCTTTTAACTGCAAATACAGCTGATCAATGGTATCGTTGTTGTCAATGATATGATCAAAGCTTGTACCCACCCAGGCTGTTTCGCTGGCATGTATGCCTAGCTGTTTTAATTTGGCGGCTGCAACTGCATCGCCGTTGTTGGCATTAGCTGCCATGATATGCCAACTAGGCAAGTTGCCGCGCTGTACCCAAATTACCGTTCCGCCTGCTTCTTTGATGGCACGAATTTCGTTAGGGAAACGACAATCGCTGATAACAATATTGTCTTTGCTGTTACGCAAACGGGCTTCTAAGCTGGCAATCCAAATGTCGTCGTGAAAGCCTCTGCGACATACTTCTGTGCCCCAATACTGCAAAACCCAGCGCGGAGTCAGTTCAGGCATGTTGAGCTTTTTAGCCCACCATAAATCAATTTGCTCTCGCCACTCTCGAGCTTCTTTGGTACGACCTTCTAAGAGTTCTCTGTCCCAACCAAACACGGCTGCAACTGCATCTTTAAGGGTGGCGGCAAATGAGTCTCTGCGGAACTCGTGGAAGTTAACCAAATAGTCTGCGGCCGTGTCTTTGCCCGAACTAATAAAGCCGCATACACCAATAATTTGTTTAGTCATGTGTAATACTAACACATCTACAAAGAAAAAACAAGAGTTTTACTTTTCGTATTTTACCATAAAGTCGGTACAGGTTCTGTACATCTGCGGTACTAAGTTTTTCTCTTCTTTGATTAGTCTGTTAAGATCTGCAAATTCCTCTGCATAGTTCACTGCTTTTAGAGCATTTAAAACTAACTCTACGCAACTGACATGAGTATCATCTGCCAAGTCGAACAAGTCATCGTAGGGTTTACCCTGTTGCTTTAGTAGCGCATCAATGATTTTGGTCCATTCTAAATTGTCAATATTATTTGGCGTTAGTAAGCATACTGAGTCGCACTTGAATACTTGATCAAATGTGGAGTAGTGTACACCTACTCCTGTTGCTTCTACAAACTTAAAGCTGTTGGTGTCTGTTGGGTCAGTGATGTTATCGCAATTCATTAGTGCATGTGTGTAGTTGGCCCATACACCAGTTTTAACCCACGACAAAAAAGAAACTACAGTACTGCTGAGATAATGTTTCTCACCTGTTAGGATAATGTAATATCCATTGGCCAACAACCTAGCAAGCTCAGTTTTATCAGTTACCGTAATGTAAGTTTTCTTGCTCCAAGAGATTTTTCCTGGAAGCATTGCAATCCAATGATATATTTTATAAAGTAAGGTAGAGTATTTTGACATTATCCAAATATAAAGCCCAATGGTGTTCCACCTTCAGCGTAGGTTTTGAGATCTTCCTCAAGCTTTTCTAATTCAGCTTGGGCTTGGGTGATTAAGTCAGCGCCGTTTAACTGCACACCACCCTGCGGACCAGCTAACTGGGCAAACTTGCTACGAGCTTGTCCTAGCATCATTTTTGCATGAGCTAAGGCATATTCTCTGATCCAAGGAGCAGAGCTAGTATCAGCTAACAAAGCTTCATCGGGTCTGTAGTTGTAGGTGTGAATAATAACCTGCTCTTCAGCTTTGAATCGTCTGTGCAAGAACAATCTTTTTGATGTGTTTGAAAAATTGTAAGTCACATAGGCACCAAACATTGTGGCCAACATTTCGCGGTGTCCCATGTACAATTCAAAAGTTGTTGCTCGGCCTGCTTTGGCGTAACTCAGCAAGTACATGTTCAAGTAACCGGCTTCAAAAGGATCAAATCCGGTGGCCCCTGATCCACCTGAACTTACGCCGCCGCTGTTTTGTCTATAGACATTTCTAACTTCAACCACTTCGTCAGGAAGAACATATTCGTTGACTTCGGGTTCTAAGGTTAGAACCATAAAACTTTCTTCTACTGCGCGACTACTGCGCTGACGGTATTTAGATACGGCTTTGTCAATGGCCATATCATAGTGATCTTTGTCCAGCTCGACATCAACCATGCCTCCGCCGAGGCTTAGTTCAATAAATTTTTGAGCTTTGTTTCTTTGAGTAGTATCTGCCATGTGGTGTCTCCGATACTATTTACCGGAGACACCCAAGCAAAACTTATTTGACAGCGCGAAGCAGTATGGTTTCTGGACTAATACGGGCTTTTAGCTTGGTTTCTACACTCTTAATAGAGTCCAAGAACTTGCGTAGCTGTGGCTTTCCAGAGATCTTAAACTTATCTATCACTTCCTGCGGCTTGCGTAGTGTTTTGCACACACTTAGCGATTCACTAAACCCGGTAATACCACTGCCTTTGACTCCAAGGCTAGTAATCACCATGTCACCGTGTGTATTAGCATGGAACCTGCCTAGCTTGCGTGTCTTGGTGTTGTAAACCCAAAGCTCAGTGCATCCAATGATGTCTCGCGGATCAATACTGTTGAGCTTGAGGACCGGAAACTCCTTGAGGTACTTGAGATTTCTTACCAGTTTTTCTGGCGAAACTGGCTTGCGCTTAGGCTTGGCACGAGTTGCAATTTTTGCAGTCTTGTATGCATTAGCACCATCAATGATGCTCTGATAAAACTTAATTGCATCCTTGGCGCCTCGCTTGCCAAGGTGCTTGTACCCTTCCAGCAATTGAGGGCACTTACCTTCAAGGTATTCTTCTAGTTCAGCAATGTGACGCTCGTAAATTTCTGGAATTTTTGCGGCAAACTGTGCTGGCAAGCCAGATGCTTGTAAGAATTTGTAAGTGTCAAATTCCTTCTTGCTGTCAAAGTACTCGTCAATGGCCCCTTCAATTTCCCCCACCACTTCGCTAAACTTTTCACGCAAGCGGTCTTGGATGGTTTCCTTTTTTGCTTCAACTTCGGTTGGCGCTGGCTCTGCTTTGGCGGGCTTCAGTTTTGTCAATATTTCTTCGCATTCTGCAATGCGCTTGTTGATAAAGGCCAAATCCTTTTCTGGATCCTTAATCTGAAGACCGGCCATGAACATCCTGCAACGGAAGCCCAGTGTAGAGCCAAGATGCCAATCTGCCAAAGGCTTAAACTTTTTTGGGTACTCCTCGTAGCCTGGAGTTATAGCGCACCAGTCCTCAAAGAACTCGCGAGCATCTTTGCCATCACAATTATAATTGTACCAGTTGAATGCTCGACCCAGGCGAGAGTTCAGCTCTTCTGTGGTCCAAGAATCTTGGTTCTCCCAAGAAGGTTCATCTCCTAGGTATTTTACATCAATGCTTTTAATTGCCCGAAGCTTAGTTTTGCCATCTGCCATGTATTTGGTAGCAGGTGCAGTTCTAGTACTGCGGGCAATGGGCTTTTTGGCCCTCTTTACAGGTGCTTTAGATTTAGTTGCTAGTGCCATGATTCCCTCCTAGGAGTATGTATCCAATATGACTATTATAGCTTCTCTCTCCCACGCTGTCAAGCAAAAGGATACGGTAAATAGCTTGAGGATCAAATATGCCAAAATTATCGCTTTGGAAGAACGCTAAAACTAAGGACTACTTTTACCAGGATCGTGTGATTCGAGAAGCTGTCGGTGCGGGCGGAACTTCTTTTTTGATCCATAAGTATCTTGGCCCTGCTGCCGTTGAAGATGGAAGTGATCCTGCTAGACCAAAATTATCTGAACAGGACCAACTCAGCGAATTAAACATGCAGGACCTGTTGTTTATGGAAAACCGCGACCGCGTGTACGATACGACCATTTATGAACTGCGTGGCACCTATAATGTAACGGACCAAGACTTTGATTTAAGTCAGTTTGGTTTGTTCTTAAATGCCGATACACTTTTTATCACATTCCACACAAACGAAATGGTAGAGCGTCTTGGTCGTAAACTCATGGCCGGTGATGTCATTGAGGTACCGCACCTCAATGATGATTTACTCTTAGATGCCACAGCCAAGAGCATTAACAAATTTTATGCTGTGCAAGATGCCAGCCGCGCTGCCGAAGGGTTTGGCCCAACATGGTGGCCACACCTGTGGCGTGTCAAAGTATCTCCAATCAACGATGCACAAGAATACCGCAGTATCCTGGGTGATCCCGAAGATGCTGACAGTTTGAAGAATGCCTTGAGCACTTATCAAACTGAAATTAAAATTGACAAAGCCATACTTGAAAGTTCAGAGGCATTTACACCAGGTGTGGGTTATCCTGCTGGCTATCCAAATACTTCGCCCGACGAACCAACTTATACTCCTGCGATTGATGTAATGAAAACTGGTGGTATCAGTGACAATACTGTGATGACCAGAGAATTGGCAGCGGCTCGCGGTGACACCACTGATGTGCCAACTGGACTGACATTTCCAAGTCAACCCAATCAAGGCGACTTGTTTATTCGAGTTGACTTTACTCCTAATAGACTGTTTGCTTATCGCGGAACAAGATGGCATCGAGTGCTTGATATTGAAATCACTGACTGGAGAGCCAATACAGTTAACGCCGGCAGCTTTATTCAAAATCCAGCAGGCACAAGTGCCAATGGGTACGGAACTGATATTTCTACTGTACCAAGCAGTCAACCGCTGAGCCAAGTATTCACTAAACCAAAACCTAAGGCCGACA